ATTGATCGTAACCAAAACCTTGTATACCTTGTTGACCTTGAATACCCTGTACACCTTGAGTACCTTGTAAGCCTTGAGTACCTTGTAAGCCTTGTGTACCTTGAACGCCTTGTTCACCTTGTATACCTTGAGTACCTTGTAGACCCTGTATACCTTGTATACCTTGTAATTGATCGTAACCAAAACCTTGTATACCTTGTTGACCTTGAATACCCTGTACACCTTGAGTACCTTGTAAGCCTTGAGTACCTTGTAAGCCTTGTGTACCTTGAACGCCTTGTTCACCTTGTATACCCTGTGGACCTTGTAGACCCTGTATACCTTGTATACCTTGTAATTGATCGTAACCAAAACCTTGTATACCTTGTTGACCTTGTATACCCTGTAACCCTTGTAATCCTTGAGTACCTTGTATACCTTGTATACCTTGTAACTGATCGTAACCAAAACCTTGTATACCTTGTTCACCTTGTATACCCTGTGGACCTTGTAGACCTTGTGTACCTTGTATACCTTGTATACCCTGGCTAGTCATTCTATTCCAGTAAGTAGTATTTACAACCCCCGGGCTTAATTCAGGATATTCGCCAGAAAATGTTGAATTATATACGGCAATAAAACTACTTCCGTTATAATATGTAACATCATTAGTAAAATATAGCCAACTACTAAGAAATGGGCCACGCCATACAAAAGAAAAACCTTGTACACCTTGTAAACCTTGTACACCTTGCAGTCCTAGTGGACCTTCACGAGCAATTACACCCCAATAAATTCCTAAATTTGCAGTATCACTAGGATCATTATCAAGATTATTATTAGTCAAAGAAATATAACTAGAACCAAAATATTCGACAACATCATTAATATTATAAGTACTAGTGTCATTCCAAACACCAAGCCAAACAAAACCTATGCCTTGAGAACCTTGTATACCTTGATTTTGTTGGTAACCAAAACCTTGTAGTCCTTGAGGTCCAAAGTTACCTTGAATACCTTGTAAACCTATATCACCTTGACTGCCTTGTATACCTTGAGATCCTTGTACACCTTGAGCAGTTAACAGTGTCCACTCTAATAGACCCGGACCCGGACTAATATTAATATTTGTTAAAATGGCAACCCAGGACTTACCCTCATAGTAAACTACATCATTTAATTGATAAGTAGTGGTATTATTCCAAGTACCTAAAAATGTCAGAGGTTTGCCTAATATTCCCTGTGTACCTTGTATACCTTGTATGCCTTGTGTACCTTGTGCTCCGAATCCTTGACTACCTTGTATACCTTGATTTTGTTGGTACCCAAATCCTTGTAAACCTTGTGTACCTTGTGTACCAGTTTCACCCTGTATACCGGTATAGCCTTGTATACCTTGTGCACCTTGTTGCCCCTGTATACCATAAATACCTTGTACACCTTGTGTACCTTGTACACCTTGTGTACCTTGTCTTCCTGTAGCACCTTGCGGGCCTTCATAGCCTTGTGCACCTAGTGGGCCATCATATCCTTGTATACCCTGAAACCCAAAATCACCTTGAACACCTTGAACACCTTGGTGTCCTTGTACACCTTGTCTGCCTTGTATGCCCTGAGGGCCCTGTACACCTTGACTTGTTAATAATTTCCAAAAAACACTGCTTAGTGCTGTTGGTAATTGTCCAAATTGAGGGGTATTATTAACATAAATCCAAGCACTACCTTGATAAAATACTACATCATTTTTACTATAAGTACCGTCATTATCGTATTCGCCTTGCCATAGTATACTGAATCCTTGTATACCCTGTACACCTTGTTGACCTTGTATACCCTGTAAACCTTGAGGCCCGAAATCACCTTGAATACCTTGTACACCTTGGGATCCCTCTAATCCTTGTACACCTTGAGGACCTAATTCACCTTGATCACCCTGTACACCTTGAATACCTTGATTTTGTTGATAACCAAAACCCTGTATACCTTGACTTATTAATAATTTCCAAAAAATACTATTTGGTTCTGTTGGTAATTGTCCAGACAGAGAATTATTATTAACATAAATCCAAGCACTACCTTGATAAGATACTCCATGATTTTTACTATAAACAGTATTATCATCATAGGCTCCACGCCAGGTAAGTCCTAAACCTTGGGTACCTTGAACACCCTGTAAACCCTGGGTACCTTGTGTACCTTGATTTTGATCATAACCATAACCTTGAGTACCTTGTTGTCCTTGAGTACCTTGTAATCCTTGAGTACCTTGTATACCTTGATTTTGACCATAACCAAAACCTTGTATACCTTGTTGTCCTTGTATACCTTGTAAGCCTTGTAGACCTTGAGTACCTTGAACACCTTGTATACCTCTTTCTCCTTTAATACCTTGTAAGCCTTGTAGACCTTGAGTACCCTGTAATCCTTGATTGTGACTTATACCGTCAAGACCTTGAATACCTTGAATACCTTGTGCTCCTTGCACACCTTGATAGCCTTGATCACCTTGTGCTCCTTGCACACCTTGAATACCTTGCTCACCTTGAATACCTCGTGATCCTCGGGTACCTTGAATGCCTTGATTATAGCTTTGTCCATCAATACCTTGTATACCTTGTAATCCCTCGGTACCTTGTAATCCCTGAGCACCTTGTATACCCTGTATTCCAGTAGTACCACGAAGATCTGCAGTAAATATCCAGCCATTGGTTGACCAAATATATAATTTACCACTATCGGGATCATTAATATTATTAGTATTAATTAAACCAAATTGTCCTGGAATAATACCTGTTGGGTTAGTATCTGCTAAAAGATCACTTACTGAGGTATAAACTTTTGCAATAGCAAACCCAAGACCAGTTTCTCCGATTCTACCTTGTGTACCCTGTATACCTTGGTTATAACTTGTACCATCTAAACCCTGTATACCCTGTATACCCTGTATACCTTGCACACCCTGACTTACAATTATATTCCAATAAGTTGTATCATTAACACTAGGTGTTTCATTACTAAAGGTTCCATTTACTAATGGATATACTGCTATCCAGGATTGGCCGTTATAAAATACAATATCATTTTGTCTGTATTCTGTGCTATTATTATAGATTCCGCTATAATTTAATCCAAATCCTTGTATACCTTGAATACCCAATAACCCTTGGCTACCTTGTACACCCTGTATACCTTGTGTACCTTGTATACCTTGATTATAGCTTTGTCCATCTACACCTTGGATACCTTGACGACCTTGAACACCTTGAACACCTTGAATACCTTGGCTGGTCATTCTATACCAAAATATACTTTGATCTGCAGGAATATTATCAAGATTATTATTATCTAAACTAATCCAACTATTACCGTCGTAATAAACTATATTATTTAGCTGATAATTAGAAGTATTATTCCATGTATTAGCCCAAATTAATCCGATACCTTGTGTACCTTGTGTACCCTGTAAACCCTGTGTACCTTGTATACCTTGATTTTGTTCATAACCAAAACCCTGTGTACCTTGTTGTCCTTGTATACCTTTTGTACCTTGTGTACCTTGAAGACCTTGTATACCTTGAACACCTTGAACACCTTGTAGTCCTTGTGCAGGACCTTGAATGCCTTGAATACCTTGTACACCTACAATTCCACTACCTAGTAGTCTAGCATTAATGACTTCTAAAGCTGATATATTAGTACTCATCTAGCTGTTCCTTTAATACTTATACTAAAGTATTAACATCAAAAAATAAAAAGAATTCACCTGCATCAGTTACTAGTGTGGTAAAAATCCAACCAGTATTGCCGCCACTATCAATATTACCATTATCAGTAAGTGCATACCACCCTGGGGCAAGACCGCCACTTACAGTGCTATTTTTTATGTTGAGATAGCTAAAATTCATTGATGTGGTGGAATCATTTTGTATCCAACTACCTTGAATATAATTATTTGCACTACTAGTACCAGAAATTTGTAGGTTATTTACAATAATTGCCATAATGTTAACCTGTTTTAAATGCTTTAGAAAAATTCCCGTTACTAGTTCGTACAGTATTAATTGTTTTATTTCCTGTGTGAGCTAGTGTTAGCCATCCATTCGGCGGTTCTGAACCGCCATCACTGCCAAATCTGGTTATGTTGTTTTGTGTAATGCCGTTATAGCTCGTAAAATAACCACCAACTACTATCTTACCATCAGACTGTATGGCTATTGAGTTCACACTACTACCACTGAAACCAGTGCCTATACTAAAGCCTGTATCTCTAGTACCATTACTGTTAAGTCTGGTTAAACTTTTTTGTGCAGTGCCGTCATAGCTGGTGAATTCGCCACCAACCACTATCTTACCATCAGACTGTATGACTATTGAGTACACAATACCATTGAAACCAGTTCCTATACTAAAGCCTGTATCTCTAGTACCATCACTGTTAAGTCTGGTTATGCGGTTTTGTGTAGTGCCGTCATAGCTGGTAAAAAACCCACCAACTACTATCTTACCATCAGACTGTATGGCCATTGAGTTCACAGTACTACTGAAACCAGTGCCTATACTAAAGCCTGTATCTCTAGTACCATCACTGTTAAGTCTGGTTATGAGGTTTTGTGTAGTGCCGTTATAGCTGGTAAAAGAACCACCAACCACTATCTTACCATCAGACTGTATGGCTATTGAGTTCACAGTATTATTAAAACCAGTGCCTATACTAAAGCCTGTATCTCTAGTACCATCACTGTTAAGTCTGGTTATGTTGTTTTGTGTAGTGCCGTTATAGCTCGTAAAAGAACCACCAACCACTATCTTACCATCAGACTGTATGGCTATTGAATTCACAAAATTACCACTGAAACCAGTGCCTATACTAAAACCTGTATCTCTAGTACCATCACTGTTAAGTCTGGTTATGAGGTTTTGTGTAGTGCCGTTATAGCTGCCAAAATTACCACCAACCACTATCTTACCATCAGACTGTATGGCCATTGAGTTCACAGTACTACTGAAACCAGTGCCTATACTAAAGCCTGTATCTCTAGTACCATCCCTGTAAAGTCTGGTTATGAAGTTTTGTGTAGTGCCGTTATAGCTCGTAAAATAACCACCAACCACTATCTTATTATCAGTTTGTATGGCTATTGAGAGTGATGAGGAATTTAATCCGGTACCTTGTGTAAATGTAGGATTAATATTATAGTAATTATTATTCGTGATTATATTAATATTATCGTCAAGAACATTAATAGTTTTATCACCAGTACCGGTTACTATAATTTCTGAATTATTTTGGAATGTTGTAGGTGAAAATAAGTATCGTGATAAGGTTGTATCTGATAATGTTTTCGGGCTAGAACTATTGTCTACTAGAGTGCTATTTTGACAAGTTAATAGTTCAGTTGTTCCAGATGAATGTATTTCAAGAGGTGCTGTTGGCAAAGAGTTTTCAAATGCAGAAGTATATACAACTGCATTTTTAACAATTCTAACGTCTTTTATATATCCTTTAAAATAGTCGCCTATCATTAACTGTACGTTATTAGCATGAGAAACCCCACTCATACTAGTTTGCAAAACATTTGCACCATTTAAGTAGATAGTTAATGTAGTTGATGAATTATCAAATGTGGCAGCTATATGGTTCCAAGTTTTTGGCAGCACTTTTGTTGATGAAATATAGTTATTTGTGCCGTTATTGAATCCAGGATAACTTGTCCAAGGTTCCAAAAATAATTCCCAGTTAGTAGTTTTACTACGTACATCAAATGTACTTTTTTTGCTGACCAAACTTATTCTAGGCTGAGGCCAGCGATTCGAACTTCCATTACCTTCGGGCCAGATTAATTGAGTTGAGTAAGATTCCTCTGGCCAAATCCAACATTCAATAGTAAATGAACTATTACTTAAATTAATGTACGGCGCTGCATTTTGCAACACTGTTATGTATTCTAAACTTGGAGTGTAAGTAAAATAACTACTATAATTTTTAGTTGCTGCAACCAATGAATTGTGCTCATTTAGAGAATCAAATATAACGCCAGTTTCTGAGTAATATTGATTATCATTGTACAGTGTAACTGTACTATTACCAAAATTAACACTATTAGCCTGAATAATTGTAGTAGATATATTTTTTGAGTTTGTTTTGACTGTGTAATTTGAACTAGGAAAACCAAGAGTTGAGAAAGATACATCAGATGAAGTTGGCAATACCGATAACATAGAATTTGACGACATACTTAGCACTGGCAAAGGATTATTGCTAGTCATATTATAAGAGCTGTTTACACTTAAATTATTAGATACATTACTAGAAGAATCAAAAATTAAATTTAAATTACCAAAACTTACATTAGATGAGTTTTCATTAAATACTGATTCACTTACTTTAAAAACCAAATTAGAGTCAGCATACGAAGTTCCCGCTAGATATAAATTTTTAACACGATGTGGATTAGAGGAATCTGCTGATGCATATGTATAATATCCTTCAGACCCACCTCTCATTATAAGGTTTGGTCCAGTGCCTGCTCCGCGAGTATTTGTACTATTAAAAACCCTAGAAGAGTTCCAAGTTGTATTTCCTGAATAACCATATGACCCAGGGTTGGTTGACGGGGCTTCACCTATGCGTAGATATTCGTCGCCTTCCCAGTAGTAAGTAGCAGTATTTGACGTATTCCAATTATTAACGTATATTGGTCCATATGCTTTAAATGTTGCACCGTTGACGGTAATACTGTCACATGCCAGGTATCTACCTCTGGGAATAATTACGGTTGCATTATTAATAGTTAAAGTTTTTATAAAAACCGGACCACCACCATGTGTCCATTCTCCTAATATTTTTGGACTAGCACCACTCATTGTTGATGTTACTGGTCCAATATTTGCACCATACCAACCATTAGTTGATATAAATTGTGGTACACTAGCATCAGTTCCTGCAAAATTTACAGTGAGTGCTGCCCAGTTAACTACACTTCCACTTTGACCTTCGCCAACTCTAACAAAGTAGTCACCATATATTGTAAGAGTTCCACTGGTATTTGTAATTACGCCTCCGCCTTGACCAAAATAACTATCAGTAGATGTAGCAATGTTTCTCCATGCTAGCGTTCCTCCCAGAGTTACAGTAGTGCCATCTAGTAGTAAGTTTAATGCATTATTTTCGGTTTGACCGGTTACAGTTAAAGTTCCAGCTGTACCACTAGCACTAGGAACTCTAATTCCTCCGGCATTAGATAAAGAATGTTTTTCTGTTGTAGTACTAACTGTTGTAGTACCTAAAGCGCATGAAATAAGGCCACCAGATTTAATGTTAATAAAATTTGTACCAAAATTTAAAGTTCTTGATAGTGTTGAATTTGTAATAGAAAAATTTCCAAGATTTACGCTGGTGCCAACATTTAATGTGCCATTACCGTCAAAAAGCAATCTATTTGCTGTTGCTGTTCCACTTAGGTCTAATGTATTAATATTATACACAGCACCAGTGGTACCACCACAACTTACACTTGTTGCACTGGAAGTTAGACCGTTTAAATTATATGTTGCACCACCAGTAAAACTTACAGTTGTGGGAATAGTAGTTAGATTAGTCAAACTGTTTAAATTTACTGTGCCTCCATTGCTACCACTACAAGTTAATGTAGTAACATGACCACTAGGGTTACAAATTGCAGTATACCCAGAACCAGGACTTAGTGTCAATGTGGTTGTTCTAATAGCAGACACTGTACAACTTCCTAGTACAGTTACGCTGGGTATTACAGTAGCCGTAATTACATTATATTCTTGATTTAAATTACCTGGATTAGAAACTTGAGGAAATGATATTGTCATACCAGTGAATGGTCCAGTACCACCTGTGTTATCAGGAGAAGTAACTGTTCCACGAACGTTTACAGTAATAGCACTGGTAGTACTAAGGGCTGCTCCGTTATATATTCTCAAATTTCTTACTGCACTGGCTGTGGTAAATGTACAAGCAGTTTGCCAAATTATATCAATATTATTATCTGCCGCAGCAGATAATCCGGTTAAATTTATAGTACCAGTGCCGCCAACATTAAATCCACCAGGATTTTGAATAGTTACATTAGTGCTTGTAGCACTGATTGTAGGCACACCGGAAAGCACATGGGTTAAGTTACCTAAATTTATTATCTTAGCATTGGCATTGGCTGAACTTGTAAAGTTTCTCATAGTCAATTGACTGGTAAAATTTACCGTTCCAGGACCCGTGAATGTGTAATCTCTTATTGTTGTTGCGTAAAGAAATGTTGTTGTCCCCCCAAGCTGAGTAAAATCAACTGAGTCAATTTGTGGCCCCCAAAAGTATCCTACACCTATATTATAAATATTATTGGTAGATGTGGCTGCACCTAAGGTAAATGTGGGATTAGCTACTGTATAGTGTGATCCTATTGTATTGAAATTAAATGTACAATTATTTCCTGTGATACTGATAGAAGTTCCTATTTGTAAGCCAGATCCTGCTGTATTTACTGTGTAGTCGTGTGTGGTAGTAGAAGTAAAAGTATTACATTTTACACCAATGGTGATTGTGGCACCGGCATCAGCTATGCCTAATGGAGTATTTAATGTAATAGCAGGAATAGTAGGTGAATTTCCGTAATACTCCCAGTTCCACCCACTATATAATTGTAGATCTGCACCATTTCTTAATGGTTGCCAGTTAACCGTTAGATTAGTCCAAGTCCCATAACCTGCCAAATAATAATAATTAAAACTACAATTACCGTATACAGTGGGTCCGCTAGCACTAGTAAATATGTAATTATTATGATAGAACATCAAATGACTGATATTGCCATTGACACTGGTATAGGTTTTCGTTGAACCATCATTGGTTCCAAGATAAACTCTAGGAGCATTAGCTCCAACATTAGTACCAAAAGCATTAGCACCGAGTCCTATAGCCCTAAAGCCTCCAGTATAGGTATCTAAAAAGTTGCCTTTAATATTAGCACCAGCAGATCCAATGCTAACCAAACCAGTGCCGCTGGTTTCAATCCAACCATTCCAACGCCAATTTCTAATATTAGTAGTGCTAGTGCTTTGAAATATTCTACAATACATTGTTCTTGCAGCAGATATTTCTAAATCTCCTGCTGTGTGATCTAAAGTATTTTTGCAGGTAAAATCATTGCCGCCTGTGACATAATGTTCTGTAGCCTGACCAAAAGTAAAAGTCAAATCATTAGTGCCGTCAACACCACCTAATTGTGATCCACTTAGGACAATGGTATCACCATAATTATAACCACTACCGTCTGTAGTTCGTATGATTGTGGTTACGCCAAAATAGACAACACCTGTACCAGTTTTAGTTACACTAAAAAGAGCTCCTGTTCCGCTGCCACTAGTTGATTTCACCGGCACATTGGTCTTAGTCTGTGCGGTATTAACTGCTGTTCCGCTAATTGAAGCTGTTACTGCACTGTCGCTGACACCGCTGAGTGTGACCTGCGTGGCCGCTGTTATTGTAAAAGTTATGTCGTTGGTTCCATCTGCTCCACCTAAACTTGCCCCAGACAGGGTAATAGTATCGCCTACTACATAACCACTACCCAATGCTGCCACTGTGATTGTAGCACTGCCATAAGTTAGTTGATTGACTGCCTTAGTTACATTAAAACTAGCTCCGCTACCCGAACCACTGGTGCTTTTTACACCAACCTGTGTAGCAGCCACCGCAGCAGTTACAGCGGTACCGGTAATTGGTGTCCAAGTTGTGGTAAATGGATTACTGGTTCTTACATAGTTATAATAGTAGTTTGTATTGGCTGTACCACTGCAAGTAATAGTTTGTGCAAAATCTAAGTCATCTAAATTGAATGTGCCTGTGTTTTTAGTTAAACTTAGTGTTCTTACATAACCTAAAATTGTTACAGTTTGATTATCTGCTAGTGAAGTGTTTAGTGTAGATAAAGTACCAAGTCGATAATTTGCATTACCACCCGAACTACCATTTCTAAGTATATCAAAAGTGCCACCTGTAGAACAAGCAATAGTTGCTGTTAAATTGTTTAAGTTAAACGCTGCACCGGACTCATTCCATGCGATCGAAGAAGCGTTGTTAATCAAATTAACAGTTTGCGCGCTAGCAAAATTTACTGGGCCATAAAAAGTTAATCTTCTAACATTACATCCAGTAATACTTGCATTTAGTGTTACATTAGCTAAAGCTTCAACAATCATATTTGGCGCACTACTTTCTGGCCAGCTGCCAGTTGCACAAGTTCCAGTAGTTTGCAGATAAAATCCACCATTATCATTAACTATATCAGAACTACACACAGTATTATTAAGTGTAGCTACGGTAAGTGTACCTGTACCGTTAGTGCCACTTCTATGATTTCCGTTTATAATTATCCAATTTTGTTGAAAATTCCATGTCCGCACATTACCACTAAGGCCTGTACCAGTCGCGCTAGCAAATATCCTACAATAGAGCGAAGTATCTAGTATGAGTGTTCCAATATTGAATGTAACAGTACCTAAACTATTAAAGGTATTAATTCTGTGAGTAGTGCTGGTATTTCCACCAAAGGTTATTGCACTTGCAGTATTATTATCAGTAAAACCGGAGTGTTGATAAGAACTGCTAGTACCATTTCCGTTATATGTTAATGTACTAGCGCAGTAAACTACATGCTCAGTGTATGTACTACTATTACCATTACAATTTAATGTAAATGCTGGGGTTTGCCAGGCACCAATGGTTGTATCTCCGCCATCTATATAAATATTATATGTGCTAGTATTACTGCTACAATTAAAAGTTACCGCACGAGCATAATAAAATTTAAAAGAAGGGGTTCCGCTTAGAGGGTTTTGTGTAGTATAGCTAGTAACTTGAGCCCGCCAATCTACCAATACTTCAATACCAGTTCTGCCAATAAGAACTGGATTACATGTTGTTACATTATTTGCACTTACAGGTACGCCAGTTAAACTACCCCAAATTTGTGGTGTGCTGGTACCAGCAAAGTTTCCATTAACTACAAGATTTTCAAATTGTCCGGTAGTTGTATAAGTTTTATTATTTCCTAGTTGAAAGGTTGGTGGCACTCCGTTAAAGGTAGCTCCGGCAGTATAGTTACTGGCAATACCGCCGCCGGTGATTGTAGCAGTAGTACCGCCACTGGGTTGAATATATGCTACACCACTTCTAGCGAATTTAGTCCATGCTGTACCGGTGGCAGTGGTATGACTGGTATTCCACAATGTGCCGCTGGTACCTGTTACATATATAGCACCACCAGCCAAGTCAATTGTGCGATCTGTGTTACCGCTGGCAGCAAAAAGTTGACAGGTAACTGTATAAGACTGTGTATACAAATCTCCAGCAGTTATAGTTAGTGTAGCAGTAGCAGTGCCAGTTACATTCCACGCTGCATTTAATGTTACTCTAGTGCCAACAGTTTTGTTTATAGTACAACTAGTAAAACTATTAGTACCTAAACTAAGAGTTTGATTATTACCACCAGTGAAGCTGGTAGTAAAAGTGTTCATGTTCAAGGTTCCACTATTGCTAATATCACCTTGAATAGTAAATGCACCAGTGCCAGCGAAAGTCACTGTGCCACCATTTACAGTAAGATTACGAATTGTTCTAGCAGTTGTTCCTACACTGGGAGATGCATCACCGGTAAAAACAATGTCATCGGCAGCAGCAGGTAAACCCGTGGGTGACCAATTTGTAGTTGTAGCATATAAGCCTCCGGCGGCACCAATCCAAGTATAAGTGGCCATAGTATATTACTCTGCTATAGGTTCTTGTGGAGCTTCTTCTGTAGACTCTTGTTGTACCTCTTCAGTAATTGCTCCACTATTTTGTAGATTTGTTTTCCACAGTAAAAATTTATCTAACATCATTTGCATGATTTCTTGGTCTGTTTTTGTATGATCATCAGATAAATTGACAGCATCAGTATAAGGCTTGTCATCATAGGTCATTGTAAATTTATAAATTTTCATATTAAAAATTAACTATTTTAGCTAGTAACTGCCATTTTGTAGCAGTAGAGTTATACATAAAACCTAGATAGTCATACTTACTACTACCACTAGTAGCTGTAGGTAAACTGGTAGTTGAACTACCTTGAAAAATACTGTTCCAACTAAGTGTTTGAGCATTGGTACTCTGTATTCTAATTACTAGTTTTTGTCCGTTTATAGGCGTTCCGGTTGGTTGTGCTATTGTAAGTGTGCCTGCCGATTCCGTATTATTAGTAATTGCCATGTCTGTAGTGTCGCCACTAATTGTTAGTGTACTTCCGGTAGAATAGGTAACTACTCTATTATTAAAATTTCCTGTGATTCCTTGTGTACCCTGTATACCTTGTGTACCTTGGTTACCAGTGATACCTTGTGTACCTTGACTTCCTTCTAATCCTTGTGTGCCCTGACTTCCTTCTAATCCTTGTGTACCTTGTATACCTTGTATACCTTGATTTTGTTCGTAACCAAAACCTTGTATACCTTGTCTTCCATCTAATCCTTGAGTACCTTGTAATCCCTGTGTACCTTCTGTACCCTGACTTCCCTCTAATCCTTGTGTACCTTGTATGCCCTGACTTCCTTCTAATCCTTGTATACCTTGAAGTCCTACGTCGCCTTGATTACCGGTACTACCTTGTATACCCATAATACCCTGTGTACCAGTAATACCTTGACTACCAATTCCTTCAGTACCTTGTATACCCTGACTTCCTTCTAATCCTTGTATACCACTAGTACCTTGACTACCAATTAAAGATAGCAAATTCCATTGTGTAGGACTAGTACTTGGAGCATAATTTCCTTGATTTGGTATAAGTGCTATCCATGAACTGCCTTCGTAGTATACTATATCATTGGCTGAATAATAGTCAACAGAATTCCAATTTCCACGTACTACTAAACCTTGACCAATACTACCTTGTACTCCCGTATTTCCTTGTATTCCAGTACCAGTATTACCCTGCAATCCCTGTGTACCTTGAACGCCTTGTATGCTAAGTCCTTGAACGCCTTGTATACCTTGCTGACCTTGTTCACCTTGTATACCTTGAGCACCCAATAAACCTTGCACACCTTGTAGTCCAAAATTACCTTGAACGCCTTGCACACCTTGCACACCTTGTATGCCTTGCTCGCTAATTAAGTTCCAGTAGGTTAAATTAAGAGTAGAATTTAATATTGGTATAGTAGCATTACCATTAAATTCACTAGTATATACTGCTATGAATACGCTACCGCTATAAGAAACAACATCGTCTCTTATATAAACTGTACCTGGTGCCCATGCTCCTCGCCAAATTAACTGCCTGCCAGTTGTACCTTGCACACCTTGCACACCTTGCGTACCTTGATCTCCTGTAGGGCCTAATAATCCTGTAATTCCTTGTACACCTTGAGCACCTAGTGAAGCAACAACATTACCAGAAGTTTTATAGTATATAACACCATCGGCATAGTTAATTGCTAACTCGCCGTACTCTAGGTCAGTGACAAGTGGAACCTTGCCACTGACTGAACTCTTTTTTAATTTTAGCAAAGATGCCATATTAAACTTCCTAACAAGGAAAAATTATTTATAAATATTAGTATGTGCCGCCGTCTATTTCAGCCAGTGTTACAAACCCACTGTCTACACTAAAATTAGCTGTACTAAAACTTGCTAGACCTTTTGTTGCGCTGCCACTACTTGCTGCACCTGTAGCTGTTGGTATAGCTGTTGAACTTGCAGCTGTAACTAAACCTTTGGCGTTAACTGTAAGAGTAGGCACGCTAGTACTATTACCAAAAGTTCCTACATTACTATTAACTGTTGCTAGTGTAAGTGCAGCATCTACTGTTGCTGTACCGTCTACCCCACTAAACGTACCTGTTGCATCGCCACTGATTGTTAGATTACGTGCTGTAGCCCACTTAGTAGCAGTATCAGCATTACCTGTTAAAGCACCAGTTACATTAGCATAAACTTGTTTATTAAAGTCCCAGCTATTGTTAGTGCTATTATACAGTATAGTTGCTGGTGTAGTTGGGCCTAAAATTGTTATGCCTGCACCGTCTGCTTCGCCAGCATTTGCGGCATCTTTAGCTAGTGTAATATTTTTATCACCAATTGCAACTGTTGTACTATTAACAGTGGTTGTTGTACCTTGTACTGTTAGGTTACCAGTAATAGTTGCGTTACCTGCTACGCTAATATTAGCAGCTGTAATATCGTCACTGCTTAGTTGTCCGTTAACTGTTACGTTATTAAATGTAACATCGCTTGTAGTACCAACTGCTTGACCAATAGCAATACTAACTTGATTGTTACTTACAGTTGCTGTAACACCTGTGCCACTGTTAAATGTTAGTGTATCAGTACCAAGTGCAATACCATCACTAGCAGTACCATCTGTAATATTAAGTGTAGTACTGATACTAGCTGTACCTGCTGCTGTTAATCGACCTTTACTATCTACGGTAAATGTAGGAATTGCTGTAGTACTACCATAGCTACCAGCTGTTACCCCTGTATTAGCAAGTGTTACTGCTGCATCTACATTGGCGCTGCCATTAACACCACTAAAAGTACCTGTGGCATCACCACTTAGTGTTAGGTTGCGACTACTCTGCCATGTTGTAGCAGTACTAGCATTACCTGTTAGATCACCAGTTACGTTACCTGTTAAATTACCACTAAACCCTGTACTAGCTGTAATTGTAGTACCTGTAATAGCTGCAGCTACAGCAGCACCAATTACAGTACCATCAATATTACCACCATTAACATCAATAGTACTAAAAGTACTTGTACCAGTACTTGTAATATTACCGGTTACATTACCTGTTAAATCACCAGTTACATTACCTGTTACATTACCGCTAAAGCCTGTAGTTGCAGTAATTGTAGTACCTGTAATAGCTGCGGCACTGGTGCCGCCGATTATTGCTCCATCAACTGTACCACCATTAACGTCAATATTACTAAAAGTACTTGTACCAGTACTTGTAATATTACCAGTTACATCGCCTGTAACATTACCTGTTAAATTACCACTAAATCCAGTACTAGCAGTAATTGTAGTACCTGTAATAGCAGCAGCTACTGTGCCACCAATTACAGCACCATCAACTGTACCACCATTAACATCAATAGTAGTAAAAGTACTTGTACCAGTACTGGTAATATTACCTGTTACATTACCAGTTACATTACCTGTTAAATCACCAGTTACATTACCTGTTAAGTTACCACTAAATCCGCTATTAGCGGTAATTGTAGTACCTGTAATAGCTGCGGCACTACTACCGCCAATTGTTGCACCGTCAATTGTACCACCATTAACATCAATACTACTAAAAGTGCTTGTGCCACTACTTGTAATATTACCAGTTACGTTGCCTGTAACGTTACCTGTTAAATTTGCAGTAACTGTACCAGCAGTAAAATTACCACTACTATCGCGTTTTACTAAAGTTGATGCTGTGTTTGCATTAGTTGCAGCATCAATCATGTCTGTATACCGTTTACCACCTACAATAATATGATTTACAGCATTACCATTAGTTTCTACACCCATACCAATGTATAGTCTATCACCACCATTGGCGCCTGTATCAGCAAGTGCGCTATAAGCTAGCTCACCAGCACCTAGTGTAGCTGGATTACCACTTACTTCACTACGTTTAATTCTTAAAATTGAAGCCATTATTATTCCTCTTAATATTGACCTGATTCAATAACTTGTTTTTGTAACAAGTTACCTGCCACCCACCTTTTAATACTATCATCATAAATTAATAGCCCACCATCGGCTAAATTAGTTAAGTCTACATCTTCCATAACACCAATTGAATTTGCTCTAGGGCCAATGGCTCCAGCAACAATTGCAAAACTAGATTGATTTTGAATAACTACTGTATTATTAGCTTCAGTTGCTATTGTTTGTACTTCACCGCCACTATTTATAACTAGTGTTTTTGATTGCTCTAATGTAACTGTTGAAGTTGTTGTCATCTTACTATCTCTTTCACTAGTGAAACGGTACCGGTTAATAAGGTAAACACTTCTCCAGCACTACTAGTCAACTCTAGTCCATAAACAGCATTGGAAAAATTAAATGCTGCAGTATCGGTGGCTGACATAGTAACATTGATTGTTTTTGTAGCGTTATTAATTATAATACCTTGATTAGCCGCACTAGTTAATTGTTTAATTACCGTAGTACTAGCTATACTTTCGCGCATTTGAAATACGGCTGTAAAACCATTTAATGATACTGGTAAATTATAGCTGATTGTACCGCCACCTGTATAATCAGTAAAATTGTTACTATTTAAACTATTTATGCTTATTGTATTATTAGTAACTATACTGGCCAAGTAAAATTGCTCGTCACTACTTTGATTTACTTGGGTCATACCTAATACATCGGTTACTCTAAATCTCCAACCTTCTGGTATGGTATGTGAGGTACCAGTAGTAATTACACATGGAGCAGATTTACTGATATTACTAATAGCAACATAACCTTTGGTTTGTGACTCCCACCTAAAGGTTTCTATAAATGTACTACCTTGATAAATTGTTAAATTAACTCTGGCTGGAGTAATACTCATTGTTTGTCCTCACGTCCTACTAAATTTGCTAACTTTTTAAAACTATTTAATTCTAGTGTTAGTACTGATATTTCTTCTTGCAACTTATTATTTTCTATATTTAATTTGCTAATTTGTTTATTTAGCTCAATTATTTCTTCTTGTAGTTTACCTAGTGTAGTGCTTAAAGTAATATTTTGACTGCTCATTCGTTCGATTTCTTTGTGCATAATAGATATTATATCACTTTCTGCATTAGTAGTTCGCCAATCTCTAACCAGTTTTTGAACACCTATTACTAAAGCAATTAGTGCTACAGATAGTAGAGAAATGGTTTGTAAAAATCCTTGATTTTCTACGTCCATGTAATTGCTCCTAGTAATATCTGTAGAAATTTAATACATTATACCAGAACAGCAAGATAAATTCAACTAGAAAAATATTGTGCTTATATAAAAATTTAATTATTTAAAATACTTTTTACTAAGCGGTTTGCTCTACTTCTCCTCCTTCTGGGTATGGATTTAATCCTGATTCGTCTAATTGTTCAAAAATTGCTTCCATCAAATCTTCGTTTATACTTTCATACTTACCAACTAATGGTATTAGTAATTCTTCTTTTATACGCTCTATTTTGCCTACTTGTTCTGTAATCTGAATACGTACAGTAGTTAAATTTTCTGCATAACTAACATTAAGTGCCATAACTTTAATCATTAAAATCTTCCATAAAATATTCTATAATAGATTGTAAATCCCAATGCTGATCCGCCACTAAGTGTGCCATCCCAACCATTAACAGCCGTTCTAATGTTAATATACACACTGGCGTTACCATTTCCAAATGGCCCACTAGTAATTACTGTGGAACCTTTAAAATCACCGTTTTGATTACTATATATATTAGCTGTGATACTACCATTGGCAGTTATATACTTACCTCCAGTATCTCCCCTGCTACCAACTAATTTTATAAAATTTAAACTAAAAACTTCTCCTGTTTTCAATACCTCATTACCTGCAACTATTTCATTAGTATCTTGTAATTGCCATCCTCCATCATTGATAGTAACATAATGAGATATATAGCCTGCTACAGTTCCAATAATATGAGGAATTTTACGGTCTGTGGTAAATTTTATCTCATTATTAGCTCCAGTTAATATAATTTTATTAGGATCTATTCTTAAACCCACTACATTACTCCTAATCTAAACGGTATAGCCGTACTACCCCATGGCCATGGAAAAGATGTTCCAACAACAAAGGATTTGTTATCAAATAAATATGTTATCCCTACTGTACCACTACCAATATTTCCATACATAGTCCAAAGATGTGGTAGTAGTAGATTTTCGTCACTACTTGTGCTATTTTGATCAGTTTTTTTATAAACATACTTATTATCTGTATTAAATAAACTACCTATCTCAGCTCTTGTCCGATTAACATAAAATTTTCCTAGTGGCATATATAACCCTTTATTATTGTTAGTATGATGCTGGTTTATTAAATATAAATACTTTAAAATTAAAGCTATTAGCTTGTAATGGTTGACCTCTTACATACCATAGCTCTTTAATCCATACTGCATTTTCATCAACTAATAGTTGAAATAATCTAAAAGTACTATCGCCATTTACTTGTACTATTTGATCACCACAGAATGCTTTTTTTGTGTTTAAATCATATCCAATTATTGCAGGTATAAAAGACTGTCCATGATACCCTAAAAGGTATAGAGTAGTACCGGTTCTTGGTACTAAAGAACAGTCTTTGTTTTTCTTTCCACACTCCTGGGTAACACCTTGATACGGAAAATCTATACTTGCTGCAAAAGTATTTACAATATTTAAGTAGTCAAATCTAGTGTCAAAGTATATTCTATTTATATACCCATAGGGATTATTAATTGGAGCATATTTAAGTTCTGGTGTTGCTCCCTCTGCTTCAAATATACTTAATAACCCTTGAGAATTTGCTACACCGGGATCAGTGGTAAATTCTGCTTTAAGATCTGCTGTGAAAGAGCCAGACATATCATAAAGAGGAAAAACATTACCAAATCGTGTTTCACTAATTTTAAAACTATTAGCATTAACTATTTCTTTTATATAGTATTTTGTACCAGCTATAATATTACCAAAGTTAAATGGTATAGTAGTTGCCAAAGCTGTACCACCTATATTGTATAAACCAACAGTTGCTCCGCCTGGTGCTAGACTAAGGGTATACCCATTACCTGCTGATGCTCTTCTATAGTAAGTAACACCTTTCTGAAGAGTGCCATATAGATTTGATTTAATGTATGTAGTAACCGTCGGAAAAGTACTACTTGTACCAACAATAAGGTTAACTGGGCCACCTAAATTTGATCTCTCAGCAACACCAAAACTATTATCTGGTATAAAGTCAATGTAATATGTAACGCCACCTACAATACCAGTAACATATCTGGAAGGCCTACCGTCAAGTGGTTGACCTCCGCCAAAACTTCTACTAAAAACTACAGAATCCCCCCTTGATAGTCCAAGTGTAGAATTAGCTATTACTCTATTGCTAGGATAACCTCTAACACCGCTAATGGTTACTGATGTTACAGTAAAATCATAAAAATTTATTTGTTGATTTTCTGCTATATAATTTGCTGTTTGAATACTATTTGTACTACTACTAGTATTTCCAAAAGTAAGGGTACTGCTAAAATCCCTAAATATTATGCTATCGCCTACACTAAAATTGGCGGTAGTATTGCACCTAATAGTATTATTATATGTTGTATTTGTGCAACTTATATTACTAATTGTTTTTGCTACTATTCCTGCAGGAACACTTTGACCTGTAGCGTATAATACTTTTGGCACTATAAAATCTCCTGATTATACTTACTAAGGTCTGTTTCGGTTTTTAGAATATCTTCTATAGTTTTACTTCTATAAACTGTACTGATATTTTGTCTTAGTGTAGATGAAAGTGGCTCCACACAAGAAAATCTGCCACCTAAGTGATGTAGTAACGTATTATTATCATCTATTACAACAGCGCCATGATTTGGAGCGGCTCCGCCTAGATTAAAAATTATGGCATCATATTTTTTAATTTTATGAACTTTATAAAAATTAACAGCACCAGCATTTTCGGCAGAATAGAGATGTGGTCCTTGATTCCACCAATTAAAAGGCCTATTAAGATTAGTAGGTAACCATAAGTCCCATATTCTATAATAGTAATCTCTAAGCAGTGTATAACAGTCAAATACGCCGTGCCAAAAAGGTCTGTTTAAAAATGGTGCATTTTCTGTGTATCTATCCGGTAAAAAAGATTCTGATCTGTCTACAGTTGAGCCAAATATAACAAAAGGTTTTTTTATTTGGTTCATCTCCAGTCGTTCTTCATCAGTTATTGTTTTAACTAAACTATCATTGTCTCTATAAACAGCCACAGCAATTGTGGCTGAATTTAAAGTTTCTCCAATAATCCCCTTGCCCATATGATTTTCAACATACGCTTTTTTAGTTTCACGTACTTTTTGATATAGATAAGTTGGTAAATCATGTCCAAACATATTAACTCTCTATTAGTATATACTTTTGATCTAAATCTATTATAAATTTTCCGCTACCGTCTGTAATTTTACCAGCAGTCATTGTTCCTCTAAATATTGCTTCTCCATCGTTCTTTAAAACAAATTGAGGATTTCCACTTTTGATACCAACAATTCCGTTTGGAGAAATTAAAATTCCACTAGTATTATTATTAGGATCATTTGCAGCTTGGCCATTCCAAGTAGGAGCACTAGATCCTACCCATATAGACCCATTAGTAGAAACGTGAATAGCTCCAGTAAGTGTATCAGCTGCTGCTTTATTAAGCTTATTACCTAAAGTTAAAGCTTCTGCAGCTGTCATACCATTGGTAGCATCTACTGGAGGTTTGCTACCAGTTATACTGGCGTATGGTATACCAGTAAATCCACCATTTATTCCAGCTGTAAAAACTACATTACCAGCAGAATCTTTAACTTGTAAAGCTTCGGTTGCAATATAGGCTGCTTTTACTTTACCAGTTGTAATATTATCACCATTGATAATAGTTGCACCTGCAGTTTGTAAACTACTAAAGGTAACAATTCCGCTGAATCCAATAGTTTTTGTTGCAACTCCAAATGTTAAATTGTTTCCGGTACTACTATTAGATGCTGGTGAATTTTCTACAGCTGTATAAGTAGCTACCCAATAATTACTACTATTTGTTGGATCAAATATAGGTGCATCTTTACTCCAGCTTCCGTTATTAGCAAGATCTCCTCCACTAAATGTTCCGGTAGTAAACTGATAACTAACATTTTGGCTTGAAGGATCGGCTGGTTTTGCTACTTGTTCAGATTTATAGTAGATATATCCAGTAGCTGTTCTAAGTCCGGTTTTTCCATCAATTCCATCTGTTAGTATAATAAATGAAACAGTCTTATCAAATATTCTTGTTCCATTTTCTCTTACTTCACAGGTAACTCTAACCATAGCAGTAATAGTATTGCCTATGGTTAAAGTAGTTGTGTTGCCTGGACCATTAGTAGTTAAGCGATTTAAAGCAGCATTATTACCAGGATCTGTAACTGTCCAGGCATAGGTTGGATTAGATATGTCTGGAGAAGGGGTTGCAGTAATAGCAATACTAGATGGGCTGAGACTTCCATCGGCTAATTTTTTAATATATCCATCGGCAACATTAAATGTAACGTCTTTGACACCAGTACCGCCAACTCCTTGAACACCTTGCGCTCCGCTAATTGTAATACTAACTATTTGACTATCTATTAAATAGTTTTGATTAATTGCTGCACTATTATATGCTCGTATTCTTATAGATCTTGTATTTTGTGGTATTGTATAACTTAACGAATGTTCATTATTATATGATGATGGAGCACCATAGTTAGTACCATCAGTACTAGAATCAATACTTATTAGTGGGGTGGAGTATAGAACAGTATCTTCCCCAATAGTTCTATACATATTTACACTAATACTAGCCGGTGAAAAAACTTCTGCATTTGGTGCTTTATTAACTACAAGGGGATTAACTATTAATTTATAAATAACTGGATCACGAGTATATACTAAAGTTGCATCTGTACTAACTGATACTTGAAAGTCCCTTTCTGTACGTATATAAGCAGTTATTCTATAAACGGTAGGTTGTGTTAAAGTACCTGCCCATTGCGCTAGTGTTACGTCTGTAAAGTTTGTAGTGCTCAAACTTCCAACAGTTAGTGTATCTCCGCTAACTTTTGTAATAGCTAAATAATAGTAACCTTTTTCGGTTGGATAAGTTGGACTTGTAACTAAATTAGTGCTTTTTAGTGTTAGAGTTGTCGAACCATCATATACTTTTATTACTCCACCACTGCCTGACCAGTTAGGCAGTGGTGTTACAGGAACTAAATGAGTTCCATTACTATAACTTACTTGTGCAGCATGGGTTCCATCTATACCATCATTTACAACTTTAATCTCAGCAGTATCTAAAAGTATAGTATCGTTGCTAGTAGCATATAGTCTGATCGTTACTTTTTTAGTTGTATTTGTAGCTGTAGTTATATAGCCACTATTATTAGATAGTTGAATTCTAGCACTAACTGGTCCGCTGTCTAACTGTTCAGTTATCCAACCAAAATGATCTTCAATTGTATTACCGTCTATTTTTTGAGAACTAATAGTTAGATTATTTACCGCTCCATTTTTTGTTACACTTATTACTTCAGTGTTTGTAATACGATATACCGCTGTTCTTCTAACTTTAGTAAAAGTTTGTGAACCAAGTAAACCTGTTACTAATAGTCCATTTGCATGCGCTTCTACATAATAATTTACCGTTGCAGTATCTATTCCAGCCGTTAATGCACTATGATTTCCTATCGTTGCATATAGCTGTCCACTAATAGCGGCAGGTCTTGTAGCGGGGGTAAAGCCTGTACTAGCTACAATATTACTAATTCTCCACTGATTAGCTGTTAGAGCAACGGCTGCATTAAATGTAACATATTGTAATTCTGTAGCATTTAAAAATACTTGAATTATTGTACCACTATTATCCCAATTAATAACATTTCCATCTGAATCAGATGGTAAATCATGAGTATCATTAGAAACATCTACAGTAACAGTAGCACCATCTATACCATCATATAGTATTTTTAATTCTGCCTCATCTAATACCACGCTTGAGTTATTGCCAGAATATAATCTTACTTTTACTCCAGTTGTTGTACTCCAATCTGGAGGTTTAATTAATAAACTGTTACTAGTTTTACCAAGTTCAACTGCTCCACTAACTCCTAGTAATTGTGAGCTTACTACCCCAAAATCGGATGTTACTCCTGCTTCAATTTTTTGCCCTTTAACAGTAAGACTTGAAAATACACCAAGTCTGGTTTTTGTAATAGGCCCAACACCAACTATTCTATATACCGCCGTTCTTATAACTTTAGTAAAAGTTTGAGTATCTCGAATACTTTCTACTAATAGACCTTTTGTATTAATTGCTTTAATAGTATAGGTAACACTGGCAGTATTTGCCAACATTGCACTATGATCAGCTACTTTAGCATATTTTTGCCCAAATATTTCCGGCGGCTTTCCATAATTAGGTGCTATATTATTAATACTAAAACTTGGTGTAATATCTCTGCCTGATACATCTGTAAAAGTCCACTCACCTGCAGCCAAATTATTACTTGTAACATACTGTAGTTCTGTAGTGTTATCAAATACTTGTATTACTGTTCCGCTTTCTACATAACTAACTGCTGTTCCATCAGTTGAAAAAGGTATTTGATGAGTATCATTGTCTATATCTATAGTAACCGTACTACTATTAGTTCCTGTATAATTAATAACGTCTATTTCTTTATCAAGTATTACTTCTGGAACATCTGTTTTTATCAATAAGTATTGAAAAAATTTGGTTGTTTTTGGCAGTGAATTATTAGGTATTAATGTTCTACTACTAGCTGTTACATCACTTCCTACAGTTGTCCAAGTAGTTTTATTGCTACTATATTGAAAACGTATAACATATCCTGCTTGAGTAAAATCTTCGCGTATATTATTTCCACTAGTCCTATATGCATTAATTACTACGGTTGAGGGACTAAATGTCTCAGTATTAGGATCATATTGTATTTCACTATCTGCTTCTATTGTATACATTAAAGCAGGTTCTCCAGTAGGCCCAACCTTAGCTTTTGTAACTGTAAAATCAGTACTATATACTGTACCTAGATAAGTAATTGATATAGTCAATTTACCATTATCTGGTGTTAAATTTGTAATATTAACACTAAGATTATTAATAGCAATTGGACTTATAGGAACTGCTGTTGCTGTATTAAGTCCAGTTACAGCTGCATCAGTATTTTTGGTGTAACTAAAAGTTACTCCGGTACTAGGAGTAATAGTTAAATTTGATATTGTTGGTAATACATTTACACTACCTACAAGGGCTGTTACCGTAGTAGTAGCTAAAGAATAGTTTCCACCTGTTCCGTCATTAAGAGTTGCTACATTAGCATTATCATTGCTTAAATCAAGAATTAAGAAAATACTACCCTCTTTAGATTTAGCTATAGAAAATACTTTTTCAGATAGTGTTAAGCCTTTTGATGCTGTTATTGTGCTTGTAGCTGCTGCTACATTATCCGTTAAATTAGTAGTAGATACTTGGTATCTGTTGTGACCTTTAGCTATGCCGCCTACTACTCCTGCAATTGGTGTAGTTCCTCCAATTACTCTATATGTTATAGTCTTAGTACCTTGATTAACAGTTTCAACAGTTATACTACTAGGATTGCCTCCATATAATCTTCCGGTATTATTTTCTAGTGCGCTGATTATATCGCCTGGTACAAGACCAGTAGTAGTTGACATATTACTAACAGTTGCCGTCCACGGACTACCGCTAGTTCCATTCCCGCTGATATTACTTATAGTGCCACTTGTGCTTATCTTTTCTGGTTTTATTAATTGAGTTGTTAGTCCCGTACTATCGGATTTGGTAATACTCCAATTCATCGTTTCGTTTACGGCGCCAAGGTATAAATAACCAAAAGTAGACGCGCCTGAATAACTACTAACAACGCCGGTTGCACTAGCAGCTAGAATATGACTCTCATTAGTTAATTGATGAACTAGAGCATCGCTACCGTTATCTAATCTATTAATTGTTACAGTATCAGTAAAAACTTCGTTAGAATTTAATGCTGTTAAACTAGCTGTTACTTTTACATAACGAATATTTAATCTATTGGCTACGCCACTAATTGTGTTAAAATTAGTTGCACTAAGGGTTCTTGTATCGCCGCTGCCTGTAAGTGTTACTGGCCCTATATCTACATTATTTTCATCGTATGCTCTGGCGATAAAAGTTACAGTACCTTGTATATTTTGTTTAGAAGCAGTAAACGTAATAGCGCTAGGAGTAGATGTATCTGTACTATTATAACTGTCGTAGATAAAAGATAAATCTGTATATTCTAAAGTTAGTAAAGTGGCATCATTGCCGGCTTCACCTTTTGGCCCTGCTGTAGCCGTAAAGTCCCAACCACGAGTTGGGCCAGTATAAATAAATTCATAAGTAGTATTTTGAACATCTAAATTAATGTCTCTGTCTTCACCAATTTGTTGTGCATTTACAATTAATGAGCTGTTTCTACCTACTATTAGATTTTTTTGTGCAAAATTCCAACCATCTGTTATAGTTACACTCGTGCCAACAACAGGAGCATAAGGTAGTGTAATAGTAAAAGTAGTATTATTTTGATACGCAAGTTTAGTATCGGCAATAATTCTATCACCTGATTCTGCAGTATAGTCACTAGTTTTAACAATCCAAGGCTTTATGTTTCCGTCAAGTCCGTCTTGTGGTTGTGGAATAATTGGTAACTCAGCTGAATCTAGTGCTGTACCACCTGTTTCTTCCCTGTATAATTTAACTATTACAGTACTAACAACAGTATTTGGTGGTAGACTAATAGTTAAATTTTGAGTTCTTGGTTCTTCTTGAGTAAGTGTTTCATTTGGAAGTTTTAAGCAGTAGCTAAACCATCCAGCAAATACTTCGTTTATTCCACCTTCTAATTTTTGAGCGCTAACAGTTAAGGAACTAAATGTGCCATTATTAAATCTAAGTATACTTGTTGTTCCGACAAGCCTATATATAGCTGTAGCGTTTAGTACTTTAACAAAGGTTTGTCTTGCAATAATTCCAGTTACTAATACATCTAAATTAGTTCTAGCACTAATTCTATACTCTATTTTTGCTGTTTGTGCATTTGCACTCATTCCTGTATGATCAGCTATTTCTGCATATTTTTGTGCTATAAGACCAATCAATGCTGGTTGAGTTGGAATACTTGGACTAGCTATATCTGTGCCTATTGCCTGAGTTATTTTCCACTGGCCTTTTACCAATGTAGCATTTGTACTTACATACTGTAACTCTTGTGTTGTATCAAATACCTGAATTTTTGTTCCACTATTGTTATAAATACCAGTATTTGATGTTGTGAATGGAATTTGATGATTGTCATTATCTATATCTACTACAATAGTTGAAGAGTCTTTTGCTACAGCAATACGTTGAGTGCTTATCTCTGTAGTTATATCACCGTTAGTTCCTGCTTTAGAGTATGCTATCTCAAATTGTACATAAGCTTGAGTTACTCCGTCATCAAGAGTAATATTAGACCAATCTTCCCAAATCAAATCTGTATTATTTCTTATAGTAAATTTTTGACCCCAATTCCAACCCGATGGTATAGTAACAGTCAGTCCGGGTCCAAATACTATAGATTTTATATAAAATTGTTTGCTTGTTATTGTTTTACTAACTGCTAGTTTTTTCTGTACAGTATTATAAGCATATGTTGCTCCAGCAATATTAGCAGTAAAAACATTCTCTCCTTGTTGTACGTAAAAGTATGTTCCTGTGCCTAAATAAGTAATATCATTGCTTGTGCTACGAATAATTATGTGATCTTTATTGTCATTGAATACTACAACCCCATCATTACTTTCTTCATATATCTGTATATCGTCTTGATCTATTAGTTTAGTAAACGCGCTATCACTATATAATTCTAATCTATAATATCCGGCTGTTTTATCTAATGATGATACAGTAACTGTTCCATTTAATACGGAATAATTAGCAGGAGTGGCTAATAGTGTAGTATCTTTATAAACCTTAAAATAACCAGTAGTATAATTAGCAACAGTACCATTAATAGATTTTTTAGCTGTCCAACTAATACTACTAAAATTTAAATTACCATCTTTTTGTTTAATTAAAATTTTAGGATTATTTACTAACCAATAAGCTTCTCCCGTTCCCCCATCAAAAACAGCATTAATTACTAATTTTTTGTTTAATGTTGTAACGCTTCCGCTAATAAAAGTTACAGTAGCTGTAAAAGTTATTTCAGCACTAAGAAAACTATCTGGTGGAAAAAGTGTTGTATTTCTTGGTATACTTATTTCACCACTTGTTTGATTAATAGTAATATTTGTTACATTCAGATCGCTAGAACTTGCACTAAATACAATCGTACTAATTTTATTAACTGCTAAACTATCAGCAGCAGTAGAAGTAGGATCTGTAAGCAAAGGATTAATAACGATATTGCCCCTAACCAATATTAATTTAGTAGTTATTGGTGTAGCAGAATTTAATATAATCGAATTTTGTAAGTTTCCTGTAAAAGATATACTTTGATTTTCGTTTTCTAAACCTAAAACTAATGCGTCGCTACCTTCTTGTAAATAGTAATAAGTAAAAGTATCACTAACCTCAATATTTGTATTTGTGTTGCTTGTTACTACTACTCTGATAGTTTTTGTAGCTGGACTAGTTACATTATTAAATATAGTTTTGTTAACCGTTAATTCATTTAATTTAGACAAATCTCTAGTATATAAGCCTGGATGACTATTACTGTTTGTTTGACCAGATAAAAATGTAATTGGTGTGTCTGTTACTCCTACTTCATACCAGGTATAAATAGGTGAAGGGATATTTGTAACCGTTGCTGAAATTTCTCTTGTTAAAGGTAATGTTTCTCCGCTATTAGCAGTTTTAACAAAAGCTATACCATTACCACTTAACTCAACTATAGAGGCACTAGCTCCAGGTCTGCGTTTACTAACGTTTAATATTTTATCAATTGTTATAACTCTGGAACTATTTAGTGGATCTGTATAAACTGCTCTAAGAGTTATATTACCTACTAAATCAGAAATTCCTGTTATCCTGTATCTTCCTTTAGAAGAATCTCCATCAGTAGTTATTATCTCAGCAGTAACTCCTCCAATACTACTATTTGCTACAATACTATATTGAACAGAGTCAGCAGTAGTAATATTACTACTATATTTATAAACTGTAAAAGTACCTGTGTAAAATGTTGGAAATGGAGTTGGAGGATCCCCCTCAGCATCTGTTTCTATCTCAACAGGATCTCTTGTTAACCAGCCTTGAATTTCTAAAGAAATGTCTAAAGTAGTTCCGACTTGTTGGATGCTTTTAACTATTAGACTTGGATCAAGAGTACTTGTAATAGCATATCTAATATAATACGTCTTATTATCTATTAAATCTATGTACTCTGGTGCACTTAGATCAGTTGTTACATTAATTTTTGTAATAGAGATAAAATCTAAAAAGTTGCCTTTATACACTAAATTAAGCTCACTGGCAACGAAATTATTTGTCTCACTAACCCAAATATACAAATTATCTATATCTGTACGCAAAGAATTATCTAACGACTGCTGAGCTCCAGCAGTAGTATTATCATCTATGAAAAATCCTCCGCTGGGTTTTGTAAAATATAAATTTAAAGATTTATACCCGCTATTAACAATTAGTGACATATCTTATCCTTATACATTTATCGTCTTAATAAGAATACTACCTAATGTACTTTTGGCACTAGTAACATTCATTGTATCTACTGATCTACAAGCTATTTGATAATTTATACCTATTTCGCTTATACGTTGTGGTGGATTTGGTAATTGTAATAAGTTAAAAAATACCTCATTAAGAGTATTAGCTTTTAACATATTATTTGGTTGCCAAGTGTCATACCACCAATCAGTAGTAGCGGTACCTACAGTTTCCCCTGTTCTCCATAGTTTTATAATATATGAAGTTATATATTGAGGAATACCTTCAATATCATCCAAAATTATTTTAACAATTATATTAGTTCCCTCGAATCTAATATCTAAATCAGCGGCATTATGAGTTAATGAAAGTAATCTTGGATATATTTTTTGTATTTCTACGTCTCTAGAATTAATTGCCGGCATTATATTAAAACTCCAATTTCAATAAAACCAGTAATCCAATCTCTACTTATAGAATATACTAGTCCAGGCTTTCCATTAGACAAACCAAACCTATTAGATTTAATAGTTACAATATCACCAAGTTGTGTAAATATTAAATGAGGTAAATAAGTAGCAGTTATTAAATGTCTGGGTATTTTCCATAAATCTAATCTACTCATAGCCTCTAACTGGGCCTCACTAGTAACCAATAAATGCGTTAGTTCTTCCTTGACCTCTCCTGTATCAGAATAGAGATTAATAATATCACTATCTTTAACTTCTACATACCAGTACTGATCTTTGTAAACATTTCCATGTGTAGGATTAAGAGCCAAAGCTAGATCTTGAGATTGTTGAGTAGTATAATTTTTACAGTAACCTAATTTAATTGATGGTTTTACTTGGAAACTTTCCGTTATTTGCAAAGTTCCTTCTAGCATTAAGCTATCATTTAACTCAACGGCCCCAACAGAAGTAGACGGAACTTTTAGCTCTACTAATCTTAGTTTTCCGCTTGTTACCTCACCTGTATTACTGATCGTAATTGGGCTATAATACAGGCCGCAATTTATACTTTTAGCTAACTCATTACAAACCTCTAATATATTAGTTCTTTCAGTAACATATATTCCAACTGTATAATCTAGTTTATCTGGGCTAATAGAGTTTAATTCTAAATCAGCATCTGTTAATTTATTAGTACCATAGTTTTTTACTATGTGAGAAATTATTTTTGGAACAGTACAATCAGCTACTGGAAAACTTCTAGCACTACAAGTAATTGTACCATATAGGTTATATTTAAGCATAAACTCACCTACAGAAAGTCTAGAAGTATTAATTTCAATAGGTGCGGCTTTATCTCTAGCTTCGATTATTTCATCTAGATATGGAGAACTAATTCCATCGGTTATTTTATATACTGGTCCACCGGTTCCTTTAACATAGCTAATATTTATTCCTTTACCTGTAATAGGAGCATAAACTATACCAGCTATTGTTAAATTTGTTATATTACCTGGGCGAGGTCTTGTCCCTCCAGTTACTGTATACATTATTTTGTTATTGTCTAATATATTTGAAACTATACAACTAATTGGGGTTCCACCATATAGAACTCCTGCACCATCACTACCAGAACTATCTGTAGCAGTAATAGAATCACCAATATTAATACCTACAGTATTATTTATATTAATAATAGTTCCAGTCCATGGGCCATCATCATAGTTGATTCCATTATCTACTAACATAGGACTTAAATTAAATACTTCTCCAAATAATACTGGCAGTAGCTTTTCTTCTGGACTATTTTTTATAGTATAATTTCCAGTTAAATTTTTACTAGTTTTAGTAGTAATAGCTTCGTTAAGACTCTCTAGTTTATCAACCAAAGTTAACTGTAAACTAGATTCTCCACTAGATACTAAATTTTCGACTAATCCACTAAAAATTAGTGTAAAATCACTTTTTGGCCAACTAGGATCACCGATATATAAATTAATATTTCTTCGTTTCCATATATACTGTAAAAAGCTGTCATAAGCACCGCCTGTATTTTCTAATTCAATAGTTCCATAATTAATAGATACAGTTAAATCGGTTGACAAAGATTCTGCAAAAGAAATACCTCCTACTATAATAGGCAAGTATTCTATATTACCATCGTAATAAGTTAATGTAGATAAATACATTGTTTTTTCAGTAGTACTATAGTAACCTATATCCGCTAATATACATTTTCTATTTGGGCTATCTAGCCAAGCTTTTATCTGTTCTACTGTTTTGGCCACCTAATATCTCCTACCAGCTTTCTATACTTAATTGAGCTGTATATATACTATATATATCATACTGTAAGCTTAAATCTGTATTTCTTCCATATATACTGTAAGTTTGCATTAATTCACTATTACCTTGTGGATATGTTAAAGTATCTACGTCTGGAAATACGCAAACGTATATGAACCCATTGCTTCCCCATGTACGAAATATATCTAACAGCTGTTTTCTATCAGCGTCATCAAAATATTGTAATTCAAAATTTAATGATTCCCTAGTATATGTAGTATTTATATACACGTCGCCACTGCGAGTATTACTAACCTCACTATTATCTTGAACACCTAGTGTAATTCCCCTACTAACTTGTCGCTTAGGTTGCCAATATTCTCCACAAACTATTCGGCTACAATCAATTGGGTTTGGATTAGTAAGTAATATTTCCATTCTTTTAGTAGTTTGAGAACTAGTAACGGATGGAAACCATACGCTAGTCTTAGTGGCACCACCAAGTGAAAAATGTGTATAGTTTGGTATTAATACGTTGCCTGGTAGGATTATGGCTCTGTCTGCTGCTGCTGCTACTGGTAGTGCATTTGCCGTGTGTGGAGTAGTATCTGCTGCTTCAGTGTATAATCTTACTTGTATAGAACTACCGGCCACTAAATTAGTGGCCGGTAATGCTACTGCATTAATTTTTTGTGCACTAGTCCAAGTTAGTGTATAGGTTACACTAGTTCCGGCACGATGTACACTACTCTTTCTATTATTTTTTAAGTTACTTTCAGCCCCAGCTACAGTATTATTAGCACTAATACTTGTGGCAGTATCGGCAACATTATTATAGATTAAACGCATATTTACCTCTATCTAATACCAATACGATTTTGGGTACGTACTATAGTTGTATTATTACTAATAGCTTGTTCAATACATTCGGTATTTTCTTTAGTAGCTTGTACATTTAATACAGCACCTTTTGATACTGCTTGTATTAGTTGATCTAATTTAGCAACAATTTCTTCATTGTTAAAGCTAAGGTCATTATTAGGCACAATAGTTCCGTTGTTATTAGGTACAAATAGTTCAGGGCCAACTTCACCAACTATATATGGCTCATTTCTACTAACTGGTCCGCCTAAAGCTCTAAATTTTAGCTCATTTGGATTAATTGGTAGTGCAGCATAGTCTACCATTTTCATGCCTTTAGTATCTTCATATACAGCTTTTGGATATTTTTGCTCTACTTCTTGGGCTAATACGCCCCTTTTTGTATTTGTACCATACATTGAGCTATAAGGCTCTTTATAGTTAAAATCGTATAGATTTATACCATTGCTTAAAGTTTTTGCATGTTTAATATTTTTCTTAATTCTAGCATCACTACCAAATATAAAGGGTATTAAGTATGTCCAGGCAGCGTATGCTCCAACTGTAACAGCTGCTCCGGCTACTACCGCTTCAGCTACTTTTTCAAAATTACTTTTTCCACCAGCTGCCTTAACACTACTAGCCTGACCTCCAGACGACGTTTGTTCAGCCATTTTTTCATTAGTAGTTGCTATACGATCTAATATTTCGGCTAATACTGTATCATTATATAATGAGCTACTGGTGTTAGCTTCGATACCTAAAAGTCCATTATTGTAAATTATTCTTAGCAAGTTCCTATTTTCTTCAGTTAATTGTGCAGCACTATATGTACTAGCTGCCTGAGCCTCGTTAGCGCTAATAATACTATCATTGTCTGTATCAAATAGTTGAAACAATCTTTGTAAGTTATTATCGCTGGTTTTTCCAAAAAATGCTGCTTTAAATTCTTGTTCACTTACTTTACCATCTAGATTAGTATCTATAGCATTAAATCCTGTACTTAATCCTCCAAGTATATCTAATGCTACAATGCCTAATTTTGCTATTACGCTACCTAACTCGGTTTCAAATGCATCTATAGTATTATCAAAATTAGCGTCTAATGCTGTTATTAAAGTTGTAATATCATCATCGGTTAATAGTCCAGTTTCTACAAACGCATCTTTTAACTCTTGTTTACTAGCAAAACCATCTCGGTTACTATCTAGTTTATCAAAACCTACAATTAGTTGATTTAAAATTTCACCAAATATAGTGCTTTGGCCTGTTTCAGCTAATGCTTGTTGCCCTGCTGCAATACTACCACTTACACCTGCTCCTCTAAAAGCTCCTATAACTGCTAGAGTAGGGTTATCTATTTTTGTTAAATTAGTTGCAATTACAGTAGCTAGGGTATCTGGATCTAAATTAGAGTATGTCTCCCATAATGTATATGCTTGCTGTAACTTTTGACTTGCAGTAAGAGTATTATCTGCTATATCTTTAAAAATAGGTTTGAAATCGTCTTGTAATGCTTTTAGTAGTGCTTCTTGATCACTTATCTGATTATCTATATATTTCTGAATATCTGATATATCCGTATTAACTCTATCTGATAGTTCTGTAAATACATTGCTACTTGCATACAAGTCTCTGCCACTACGAAGTAGTTGTTGAGCTAATTGTGGAAAAGCTTGTTTAGCAGCATCAGCAACAGCAGTATCACTACTTCTTATATTAGTCAATGTCATTTCATACTGACTAAGTAGTTTATTATACTGTTCAAGCGGAGTTAATGTTGACAATTCACCTATATCTAAACTATTTCTAAGATCTACTAGTGCGTTCTTAAATTTTTTCAAGCCATCTATATTACTTTCTAGCTCTCGTTTACGTTCTTCATAGGCAGCTTTAAAATTATTACGCAGCTCTTTAAGTGCAGTAGCTTTACCCCACTGAGTAATTACTTTAATATTATCTGCTGTTGCTGTTCCGTTTGCTTTTAATTTTTCAACGTATTCTGCCGTTTTAATTATTACATTTTTTAGTACTGAATCTGATGAACTTAATTCTGAATTTAATTCAGCTGTTTGTTTCTTTAGATCACTAAGTAAATCTTCAGTTTCTTTATACAAGTCTATAAAAGCTTCTTGTATGCTCATTAATGCTTGGCGAGTATCACGACCAGATTGAGTAGTTAGATCTAATCCTAAAACGATTTGTTTAAACTGTTCAGTAGTAGTTACAGAGGCATATCCTAATCTAGTTAATTCTTCTCTAACAGCTTTTTGTTTTGGTGCTAATTTTTCAGCATCACTAAGGAAATTTTCAATAAAGTAGTCGGTTTGTGCTAAAAAGTCTTCAATTCCGCCAGCCATTTCAACCATGTTTTCTGTAAATGCATAGCTTAAAGATTGTAGTTGTTCAGGGGTAGGAGTGCCAGAACCTACAGTTACACCTAAATATTGCAAAGGTATTCTTACCCTACTAAGTTGAGCTTGATAATCTATGCCCATATTCTTAGTAGCTTGAATAACCTTTTTATTAGTATCTACCACACGAACAACAGTTTCTAGCATACCTTCGCCGAACTCAGCAAATGCCGTAAAACTTTGAAACACGGCTTCACTAGCATCATCGAGTATACTACTAATAACTGCTTGTAGTTCTTTTTGAAATGCTTCACCTTTTAATCCGCGCAAACTAACAAAGTAGTTGTCAAGTCTCATTGAGCCTAGTATTTGATCTACAGTATCTAAACCAATTTTAGCTTGTGTAGCTGTTTCCTTAATTAAACCAGTAGCATTACTAAAAATGTCACGAAAGAAATCACTGGTTGCATCATCAATTTCCCTGCGGTTTGTTTCTACCCAAGTTTTGGTTTTACCATACCATTTTTTCTTGCTAACTGTAACTTGTTCAAAGAAATCAATTACAGCTTTGTTAGTATCACTGGCTAACTGTGCGAAAGTTCCTTCTATTAATAAACCACTATCACTAATAGTTCTAGTAGTTTTACTAGCTAAGAATCCGGTACCAAGAAGGCCTCCGCCACTTTGAGTTCCTTCAACAGTACCAAACATACTTCCACTACGTAACCCTTGAATAGTGTATAGACTTTTTGCACTCTGATTTATACCACGATCAATACTCTCTAAAAACTTAAGCATTTTGTTGTCGTAGGTTAGTCCATCTACACTATTTTCTTTAATTATATTTATACTGTTTGCAATAGATTCACTTTTAGCAGTTTCATCACCAAATACACCACGGCGAACTTGTACCTTGTTACCACTACTATCATAGCCCATTGCAGTGCCTTGGGTCTCTTGACGTTGTGCTGCATTAGGTACAAAAGCCGGTTTTGAACCACTTCCACCAATGGCTTTACCAATTACACTAGCTACAAATGCTACTGTTGCTGCACCTGCGGCAAGGTTTAAAGGAAATGGTAAGTCTTTAATAGCATTAATAACGGCTACTATTCCACCGCTGGCTGCTTTAGTACCATCTGCAGCTACTTGTGTACTAGTAGTAGTCATAGCTGTTATAGCAGCTTTAATATCAGTGGCCATTTGTATAGCAGCCATTGCCATACGCATAGCGTGTAAAGTTTTTTCTACAACATAAAACGCTTTATGTGCAGCTGTTTTCTCTTTAAACAAATTTTTAGTATTAGCAGCTTGCTTCTCTGCTAGCTCTAATTCCTCCAACATGGATTTTTCAGTTAGCTTATTTTGTTCTTTTAGACCACGTTCATAGGTTTTAATAGAAAGTTTTTGCTTGTCTTGAAGAGCTTTTATTGCGTCATCGTTATCAGGGCCCATGCTTAGTGCATCAATATCACTAGCTATAGCCGATACTTCCATGGCTGCACTTTTAATGTCCTCACCTACTTTAGAAAATGATCGCTCATTAGCATCTCTAGTGGTCATAAACTTGTTTAAACCAGTGATAAATTCTGCAAGTTTATCTCCAGTACCGCCCATAGTACCTTTAAAGGCATTAGCTGCACGATTACTACGCTCAGCTTCTTCAGCAATTTTTGCCTGATATTCAGCAGCTTCTAAAGTTTTTTGCGCTATTGCTGTACGATGTTGTACTTCTGCTGCTAATAATGCTTGTGTTCTTTCGGCTACTTGTAAAGCTAACGCTTGTTGGTCTAAGTCTTCTTGAGTTGCTTCCTCGCCCATCAACTGCAGGGCTTGAATTCTACTAGTAATAGTTTCGTATTCTCTTATTTGTTTTAAGGCGCTATCTTGTAGTTTTAATATTTCTGGGTTAAATGTTATTTGCTGTTGTATAGTATTTCTAAAAGCTCTTTGTGCCGTATATGTAGGACTAAATTGGGTTGTATTCGAAGTTGCTTCAAATTCGGCCTGGCTTAGAGCTTGTTGTTTTGTGCGCGTATCTTGCAGCAGTCTTTGTTTTTCTAGCTCTAGTGTTTGTTCTTTACCTATTCTCAATAATTCATTTTGCTTACTAAGTTGTGTATCCAATTTAGCTAATTCATTATCGCGTAATTTAAGTATACGCTCTTGTTCTTTAGCTATTTCTTTTTGTAGATCTTCAGTTGTTTGATCTGCTGCTGCTTGTCTTTTGCTAGCTTCTTCAAATTGTTGATTATAACGTTGAGTAATATCAAAACGACTGCGTTCATCTGCACGACGATTTCTTTCTAGGTCTAGTTGATATAAGATTTCTGTAGTATGTTGCTTATCATAACCTAAAACTTCAGCGCGTGCTGTAGCACTAGCACGCTCTATTTCTAGAGCTGCTTCACTTCTAGCAAATATTACGTCTTGATTACTCTTGCGTAACTCATACTGCTTACGTATAGTATCTAGTTCTTTGTTTAATAATTCTTGACGTTTACGTAATTCTTCTAAGTTACCTTCTGCTTTTTGTCTATCTTCTACACTTGTTTTAAGTTTCTTTAAAAATTCTAGCTCGTTTTCATAGTTCTTTTTCTGTTTTGCATCTTTTGCTTTGCTTAAATTCTCTTCTGTAACTCTTTGTCTACGTATAATATCCTCAATTTCTAACTCATTATTTTTAGTGCGAACAGCGGCTTGTTCTGCAAACTTAGCACTAATTGTTTCTTGTGTAGTAATACCTAATATTTGAGTTTGTATATCTAGTCGCTGTAGGCCTAATTGCTTTATATTATTTTCTAGGTCTTGTAGTTGTTTTTTCTGTGCAATCTGCGCTGCTTCAATTTCAATATTTGCTTTTATGTCAATAGCAGCAGCTTTAGCCTGTTCTTCACGTAGTTTACCGCGCGCTTGATCTTTAGCCTGATCTTGTATAGCTGCTCGGGCAGCAGCTGCACGAGCAATTGCTGGATCTACACCCTCTAGTGCCCTCTCTCTTTCTCCTGGTTTTAAACCCTTTAGTTGCTCTGTTAAGTTGGCAATATCTCTGCCTTTTTCGATCTTGGCAATTCTTTCTTGTTTACCTGGACTATCTGGCAGTCTACTCTGTGTATTCAATTCAACAGCTGCTGTATTTTCACGAATAGCATTAGTTAGACTATCTTGCTGATCAATCATGTCTACAGCAATTTTTGCGTTTCTTATATTAATACTCTGCTCTGACTTTGCTATACGTGCCTGCTCTGCTATGGCTTGGGGTCCTGTTAAAATAGTTGCGTATGCGCTAGCGATAGTATTTCCGGCTCTAATAGCCGAGTTTTGCATTGCTATAGCATTTAATTCGGAAGCTTTTTCTAGTGCTTCTTTTGCCCCTCTAGCAAACAACTCTGTAACGTCTTTAAACGTTGTTTGTAAGTCACCTTGTATTTGTTTATAAGCGTCAATAGTGTTTTCAGTAGTTTCAATACTTGATTTAGTAAAATAAGCAGTTATATTTTTAGATACTTTTTCAAATAATCCAACACCAGTACCAATTACTCCGCCTATAATTGCGCCTACGCCTGCACCTGCTACTGTACCTAATCCAGGCACAATGCTGCCTGCCGCAGCACCTCCTGCAGCCCCAACAGCCATACCTTGCATAGCTTTTGTACTATCTAACCAAGGAGCAGATACTGCATCGGCTTGTACTTGCTTAAATTCAGTTACTTTTCTGCTCATTTTATCAATAGCAGACTGGTAAGCATCCACCTGTTCTTTTTCTATAGTAAAAGCGTCTTTAATTTTGAAAAATTCTTCTATAAAGCCTTTGCTAAACATAGATAGTTTTTCTGGGCTTTTAGCTAGTTCTTCAAATGCTTTTATTACATCTGTAGCGGACATTGTTGCTACTTCTGTCATACTAATAGCTAGTTGACCAAAACTTGCAGATAATTTTGCTAGTGGATCACTTAGGGCCATACTTTGCATAAACTGCTGAAAACTTTTATATGTTTTGTCTAAGTTTTCTTTGAATCCTTCTAGTATACCTGCTATTTCTTGAAAACGTGATTTAAATGTTCCTAGAATTTCTTGTAGGCCTGCTTTAGCGGAACTATCTAATCCTTTTAGAGCTTTTTCTACAGCGTTTTTGTCAAGGATATTTTCTATGTTTAAATACTGTTTTAATTGTTGTTCTAATTCTCCACGCTGTCCAAATTTTTGAGCAACGTCTAGTGCGCTCTCTAGCTGCTTTCTAATTGATTCGGCGAGAACGTCCTCTCGTCCAAATCCAAATAAACCTTTTACAAAATTTGTTATATTATCCCAAGTACCTGCGCTTTGTTCCATCTTTTCAAATTTTTTGATGGAAATTTCTAAACTATCTGCTAGCTCCCCAAAAGCATTTGACATAGCAACAGTACTTTTTATACTATCTTCATTTTTCTTTTCATAAAGCTCTATGGCTTTTCTAGCCGCATTGATACTAGATTCACTGTTACCTATGGCGTCATTAAATTGTTGGGTTTCTTTGCTATTTTTACTTAATGCAGCATCTAGTAATCCAAAAGTGGCTATAAGCCCGGTTACTATTTGAATAATTGTACCTATTGCACCTAATGCACTTGTTATAATAGCACCTATGCCAACTGCTATGCCTTTTAATTTAAGGGTTGTAAGGTTTCCAATATTTCCTGCAGCTTCTGCTTCTGCAACCATTAATTTATAAGAATCTCGTATACCAATAAGGCTTGTGTTATAGGCCATATTAGCCAGTATTTCTGAACGCTTAGCAGCTACAACCATTTTTTCTTCGGCTGCAACTAAGCTCTTAAATTGGTCGGTAAGCTGTAGTTTTTCCTTATACTGGTCTATTAATGTTTTTTGCGCATTGACAAAGTTTTGTTCTGCTTTAACTGTTCTATCTAAGGCTGTTACTGCTCCATACTCAGATTGTGCAGCCAATCTTTCATTTCTAACTTTGCCCATATCTTCTGCACTAACAGTAAATCCTTGCTTTTGTAGGAACTGTAGTTCTTTATGTGCGTCTTTTGCGGCTTTTAATCTATCTTTTGCAGCTTGTTTTGCCGAATCTACTTCTGCTTGACTTATATCATAAATATCTTTTTTCATCAACTCATTGAGTTGTTTGCTATAATTTAAGCCCTGCTGTTTTAATTCATTGAGCTTAGCTTCTTTACGTTCAAAAATACGTAATTCACTTTCAGCATTGGCTTCCATGTCAGCTTTTACTTTATTAAAAGCTAACTGCCCCAATGCAGCTCCTGCAGCAACTGTGTCTTCTTTTTTCTTAGCTACAAGTGCTTGTGCCGCTTTACGTTCCGCATCAAGATTTTCTCTAATCTGTGTAAGGGCTGGTACAGCACGTTTAACTAGTGTAGCAGCAAGTAATACTAGTCCTCCAGCTAATGCGCTAGGACTTTTACTTAATAATTCTGCTATTGGCGCTAAAACTGTGTTTAAAAGCTCTAGCCCAGTTTGAGCTACGTTTTTAAGACTAGAAGCTAATTTATCAAATGAGTTATTATCTATCTCACCATTAATAGCACTAAATTTATCTTCGCCTTCTTTAAGCACAGCATTAGCAAATGCCTGACGACGCTCAAAATCAGTTAAGCTGGATACTGATTTACCTAATTGTAGGGCATATGCTTGAACAGCGGGCTCAATTTTAGTAAAAATACCTAATTCATCTAATAATTCAGGTTCTAGTTTAACAATACCGCGACTTAATCTGTTAATTGCATCTGGCATACTAACGCCAAGCGCAAGACTTGCGTTTTTAGCAATTTCACCCATACGAAGTATTTGCTGATTAGTCATACCAGCGCTACTGCTCATAGCAGTAGCTTGCATAGCTTCGCGCATACTAATCGCACCATCACTAACTTGTGCTAGTTGTTTGCTTAGTGTACCAAGTGCACGACCACTAGCTGCACCTAGGGTATCTAGGCCCTTTACCATATTGGTAGTATCCATAGCTCTGCTAAGGGCACCAAAAGCTTCTGTAAGCGCGTATACATTAGCAGCAGTTATTGCGTATAGACGAACTAAACCACCAAGACCTTGAGCTTGATTAGCAAAATCACGTGCTTGAGCACCACCACGGCCAGTAATACCACCGGCCCTATCATAGTCCATCATTTCTGCAGTAGTACGACTATTATCCATAGCGGCTGCTCTGGCTTTTGATGCTCCTGCTTGAGCATTTACAGTCGCGTTTAATCGTTGTGCATTGGCGTTTGCCTTAGCGTAATTATTGGCAATCTGTTCGCTGTTTTCTACTTGCTGGTCAACACCAGTAGCAGCCATTTTTAAGCGAATATTAATGTCTTCTATAGCCATATTTAACCCTTTAGCCAAATTTACTGCTAATATTTCCTAGCTAGCAATATTCTAATTTTACACTAATTATATCACAACACTAAAAAATTTGCAACCATAAATTTTCTTAGGCAAATAAAAAAGTCCTCGCTAGGAGGACTTTTTTGCATTTTGTTTGCCTTGAATTATTTTACTACGTATACTATCAATAACACTCATAATTCTCAGGAACAGCCGTTGTTCTATGTAATTATCAATTTCATATGTTTTAAATAATTCAAAAGCAATTGAATAGTCTTTACCTAAAAAAGTAGCACTCATGCCTTCCCAGCGGTCAGGTAGGAAGCCGTAAATTTCTAGGGCTTGTTGTACCACATCAGGCAGATCATTAAACTCTATGGGAATTTCTTCGTCTTTTGGCTCTGAGCCCATCATTTCGCACATTTCAAAGTATGCGTCTTTGCTCATGGCTAAGTCACGATTTTGAAAATAGCTATTTAGTAAACTATCAACTGTATCTACTTGTTCTTGGAAAAGTTTCCCAAGTCAGTTACTTGCTCGCTGATAAAACTATCAAAGTTTGTAGAACTTTTCATTAAGTAGAGCGCATTTTCCTCAGTATATTGTAGTTCAGCTTCTGGATCTTGATCACTTACATCAACTGGTGCTAATTGTTCTAAATAGTTTAATTTTAATCCGCTCCAGCCTTTTATTGATCCTTTTACATATAGTTCTAGGAATAAATCATCATTTAATTCTTCAACAGGCTGACGATTTTTAAATGTAGTTTTAGTTGCTTTTTTACGGATATTTTGTAGTGTTTCGCGGCTTAAAAAGCTTACTTGTATTTCAAAACCTGGCATGCCAGGATACTCTACAGTAATTTCCTTGCTAGGAACAAGCATGCTTTTTAGTGATAAGTTAGACATTAAAATAATTTCCTTGGTTAAATGAGGTGCTGGTTAAGCACCCCATTGTTTATTACAAATTAAACTGCGTAATAAGTAATTACTGCTTCGTTTGTTGCTGCTAAATCATAGTCGCCACCAGTACTACCTTGAGCTGTAAAGTTTAATGTTTGGCTAACAACTTGTTCTGTATTAATGGTTGGTATTGAGAATACGCAACTATCTAAATCAATTTGCATACGAACCGAACTGTTACCACCAATATTTAATTCTACATCAAAAGATGGTTGAGTATTTGTTGTACTTTGTGCTAGCATATCGCTCATTAGGCCAAAACTATTGGTACTGCCAGTATTTAAATAGCAATTTAAACTACCACTAATTGCCCTAGTACCAGTAAAATAAGTAACAGGCTTATTAACAACACCTAAATTAGCTGGTGTTAGGTATGTAATATTATTAGCAAATGTAATATTACCACCTGTTAATGCTAGTGTATAAGTTGTAGCACTACCACCAACTGTTAATCCACCACGAGCAATTGAAGCTATACCTACTGTACTTAATTTATTTGCTAAAAAGTGTGCTGTAGTAATTTTTGGTTTGAAGCTACCACTAAGACCGGCAGTAAAAGCACTACTACTAGCTGTAATATTAGTAGTGGCAGCACGTAATTCTGTACCACGAGCTGTCCAAGCAATTGTTGAAATTGCATCTAGCCCAAAATCAATACTTGCTTGATCTAAACTGCAATTATCTACTAGGTAACTTGTAGCGTCTAGTATAATAATCATACCGAAACGCTTTAGTTGATTTTTACTGCTACCGGCAAAATTAATAGAGCTAGAGCTAGATCCTGCAGTCCAACCACTTGAAGCTCCTAGGCCTGTTGCAAAAGCTTCCCACAATACATACTCTTCAGGAATAATATTTGTACCAGTAGTTAAAGCTCCACCTAATGTTATTGTTACTTCATTAGCACCTGTTTCTGGGGTACCTGTTATGTCTGGGTCTACTATATATACGTTTGGTAGTGAGGTATAGCCAGCACCTGCATCTAACATTGATACGCCAATTAGTTGATTACTAGTGTTAAATATTGGTGCAAATCTTGCAGCTCTACTACCCGCACCGCTAGGTGCATCTGCATATATAAAAGTATTTGGACCATAGGCAGCACCAATTGCTGTACTACCAGTTCCATCACCTAATGTAGCAGCTGCTCCAGTTGGATCTACTACCGCCCAAGCAGCATTCCAGGCTGGTAGTGCACCAGTTTCATTAAGTTTATGTGGTCTAATATAAGTACTAAATGTAATTTCTGCTGGATCTAGTGCTGTGTTAAATTGACGTTGTCCACGAGTTGGGGCTGTACCAGCTTCATTTACAGTAATAGTTTCAGTTGTAGTTGCTTGACTAAAGCTTAGCCCATCTAATACTTGTATTTCAAATGTATTGGCATTAGTAAATCCACTAGAAGGTATTACGCCAGTTGTAGCATCTACATTAGTTGTAAAGAACATTCTAGCGTTACGAATTAAATTTAAAGCCATATCTCTTCCTTTTTTGTTAGGTGCTCAATAGCTTTTACAAGATATTTATCTGTTATAGGCTTACTAGCACGGTTGCTTACATAATCTGATAGCGGACCTGTAAGTTAATTTCACCAACTGCATAAGGAGCCAATAAGCCCTCGTCTGTGGTTATTGATGCTATCAAAATTTCTGTTGTTGTATAACCATTCGTTGTATCATATATTATTTCACGATTAGCATCTATGCACATTTCTATGTCTGCTAACAATTGTTCTAATTGCTCTTGTGCATAGTCTTCACTATTACAGTAAACTTTTATGCACACACCTAACATACCCCAAGCAAACCCGCTGGGTAAATAATCGCGTGTTTCCATGCCAGGATGTATGTATACGCTGGGAAAGTCATTTATTTCATCCCAGAATTTTAATTTGGCAAAACATTGATTTTGTAGATTAGTTACATAAGGAGCAGCACCAGTTAAGCTATTATTAATGGTTTGAGTCAGTGCTTGAACTATTTGTGTACGTTTTGTCATACTAATACCGCTCTTAGCCGCTGTTGTGTTATAGTTTGGGCCAACTCTCTAATTGACCGAGAAATCAGCAGTTTAGGGTCTCTACTTGGTGGATTTTGTTGTTTGCCGCCAGCACTAAAAGTGGCATATGGATTACGCATATAACTATAAAAAGCTGTAATTGCTCCATTTCTGCTTTCACTTAATCGTTCTACTCTAACGCTTTCAGCGAATCTACCGCTGCGCAGGTTAAGTATGTCGCGCCTGTCTCCAGTACCCATGTTTTGTTTTACACGCTGTACCAGGCTAACATTTAATAAATTTTGTAAACTTACTATAGAATCAACAATAACTGGCAGCGGTGGATTTAAGGACTTATCAACAATAAATTGTTTAGAATCTGGAATAGGCTTAACTTTTGCTAACTTATTTCTAGTTTGTTTTAATTTTTGTATTTTACTTTTATTATTCTTTTTAGGAAGTTTATAGGTATTTTTTCCAATAAGTACTAGCGGACTTTTTCTTTGTTTTTTAGACTTTCTACCTGGAAAGGGTGACAATATATTTTCTATTATCATATCAAGGGGCGTACCACTGCCAGGTTCTACTAATAGTGCTTGTCCTAGTTTAGGGCTTTTAGTAATAATAGATGTTATTGTTTGTAGTGAATTTCTAGGATCAAATACTTGTCTCAGTTCGTCTAGTATTCCTTTACTAAGTCTTCCACTTTCTATATTAGTAGTTTTTAATTGAAATTCAACTAAATAAAAATTCGGATCTTGAATATATCTAGCATACATAGCTTGATTAATAGCATTAGGTAAATTTGCGCTTGCAAGATCATCTGACTGTAATCTATCTATATATTGATCTAATACATTAATTAGATCCGCTCTCATGTTACCTAATTCTTTTTCTGCACTATTAATTTGATTTTTAAATCTTTTAACTAAATTAGTAGCTATTGATACTACATGACCTTTATTATAATAATTTCCTAGTCCACCTTCTATTTTAGACCTTTTTTCAGCTTTATCTAATTCTTCTTGCTCCATTCGAGCTATTTTTTTACTATCTACTTTTCCATCAGCACGTAATTTTTTATATTTTTCAGTAATAGCTGATTTTTCTGCTTCAAAATACTGTTCTTCAGCTAAAGATAATTTGGCATCTACTTCTGGGTATTGATATAATATATTACGAATCTTTTCAGTAATAGTTCCCCAGCCAATATTTTTATAAAATACTGCTCTATTACCGTTAACCATTATTTCTTGAGCTGTTGGGCTATTTTTAAGTGGAACTAGTAAATCATTAAGTAATTCGTTTGCTTCATCATCTGGTATATCAATGCCACCAATAGTTTTAATCATGTCCTGCAAAGTATTCGCAGTAATATAAAAACTAGTTTTTGGTGCGGTTTGTTCGGCTGCTCTAAAAGTATTAGTACTTTCTGTAATAATCGTTTTTTCCAAACTATTAAAAAAGTCTTTATATATTTTATTTTTAATTAGATTGGTAAAATTACTTATAGCCATTATGCATAATCCGACATATACTGGTCTAATATACGCTTAATATGTGCTGGAAAATTACTACTACTTACATAATTTATCTGTGTTACATTAGGTGTAACATCTCTGTTAACGTGTACAGAACTATTATTTTTCATGTAATATTCTACCAGATCTAATACAGCTAGTTTTAAATCTTCTGGTAGTGGATCATATCCGCCAAGATATTCTATTTTAAATCCGCGTAATAAGTTTTTCCACTTACCTGGCTGCGGAATTGGATATATACAGTCATTGTGTAGTATAAAATCTGTACCATCTGTAAGAGTAGTCCATGTTACACCATAGTCACTGCTCCATGAAAAACTATTAATAGATCTAATTGGAGTTTCTTTTAGTACAATCTTATCAAAACCACCATCATCATATTGCACATAGGGAGTACTTGTAGCATACTCTACTAATGATTTACGGCAATAAGTTTGTACTAGCTGACTAACTTTTGGTATAAGTAAATCTATTTCACTATCTTTATTGGTACTTGTAATACTTAAATAATTTTTTACCTCTATTTTTGAAACTAAGTTAGTAGCCATAAAAACTCCTTATGCTTCCAAAACCACAGGGCTTTGGAAGCAGGACTCTTGCGAATCCTGCCTGTATAAACTACTATTATGCGTAACGAACTGCTACTGCGCTGTATCCGTCTGTGGCAAAATTCTCTGAAAGAATTGTCATACCAACACGCATACTAGCTACTAGTACACTACGCTGCTCAACTACGAAATCATCGCTGTCAAGACGCATACCGCGATGCTGTCCTGCTAGGAAGTTACGTGGATTGAAAATTACAGCACTTGCATCACCTGTTGCACCAGTAATAGCTGGGAAGCTTGCGCTTACAACAACTGGTGTATTACCAATGCTACCAATTTGACCTGTTAGAATTGTAGCACGATCACCAACTTTGTCAACTGTTAGAAAGTTGCTGTCTTCTAATAGCTCATAGTAACCTTGTGTAGTTACAAAAACAATTAGTTCACTAGGATTTAAGCCCCAGGCACCCATTGCTTTACGAGCAGCCATAATATCACTAACTTTTAGCTTAAAAACACCACCTACTGATGCAATTGTAACGTTTGGTGTGCCACCAGCTGGGTCATGTGATAGTAAACCTTTAATAGGTGTACTGGCTACACTACCAGCACCAGCTAACATTGCTAGATCTAGTGACTTGGCCATACGACGGCTTAGTGCATCACGTACTAGTGGTAGAACTGGAATTAGGCTATCCTCGTCTTCTTCAAAAGCAATATACTCTTTTGTAGCAAGCTTGTATGCTTGCAGAGTAACTTCTTTTAGTGTATGTGTCTTGGCTACACCGCTGCTGGCTGCTGCACCATAAACACTAGTTTCTGTTTTTGGAGTAGCTGCTGAACTACCAATGATCCATGTAGCATCATCGCCTGTATCTGGATTTGTTGGAATACGCATTACAGGTTGGCTCATAGGAATCTGACGAATTGAACCAACAACCACTAGCTGACGACGCATTTCGCTTTCTAGTGTTGTGCTAACTTCTTGTTCCCAGATTTCACTGATGTTACCGCCGCTATCACGTGGACCACGAGCTGCTGCACCAAATGTAGCTGCTTTTTCTAGTAGTTGCTTACCAAACTTGGTATATTCCATGGGCTTGCGTAAGATCTTGCTGGCAAGAACTGCCTTTTCTTTGTCAAGATAAGCAATATCCATTTCCTTTGGCTCGGCAAACTGCATACGACTACGCTGTAGTGCTTCTAGCTCGCCACTCTTGTTTTGTAGGGCTTCTAGCTCTTTAGCTTTTTCTTTAATAGCAGCCTCAAGGCCTTCAAGAGCTGTTCTGTGCTCTGTGGCTTGATCTTCTAGGCGCTTTTCAATGTCGCTTAGTAGACGTTCTGCACCTGTGTCAACTGTTTGTACTACGGGTGTAGCTGGGGTAACTGCACTTACAGCAGCTTTAATTTTAGCCTGTAGGGCTTCTTCATCTTGAACTTTACGCTGTGCTTCTTCAGCAGCTTTTGCTTGTGCTTCTAGCACAGCTTTAGCAGTTTGTTCAGCAGCTTTAGCAGCAGCATCTGCTAGTAACTTTTCTAACTCTTTTGGATCCATGTCCCATTCCTCTTTTGTTGTGCTTTTTGCTGCTTTTGGTGTATCAAGCTTTTTAGCTGATTCCACTGGCGCTGGTGCAAATTGCTGTTTATATAATTCAAACTCTGTGGCATTGTCAAATGCCTTGGCTAAACTAAATAGTGTGTTTTGATTAGCTGGCACTGAAACTACACTAATTTCATGTAACTCCAATTCCTTGATAAGAAAAGATTCTGAGGCGCTGTCATAATCAGCATCACGAACTCTAAATCCTACGCTAAACGCGCTTAAGATACCCTTTTTAATCA